GACATTGATAAATTTTTAGAATCTGATTCCGACATTCTTCAATCAAAGACAAATGTAAAGGTTCAAGAAGAAAAAGTCAATTATTTAGATTCCATCCTCAAAATGATAAATGGACGACAATGGATGATTCGTTCTGCTATAGATTGGATAAAGTTCAGCAATGGTATCATGTAATGAATGTCTCTATTAGTGATATAAGTGAAGTGTATATTAAAGTTGATTGTGAACGTTCCATTGCCAAGGAACTTTCCGACTTTTTCACATTCACGGTTCCGAATTATCAATATACACCCGCGTATAAAAGGAAAAGATGGGATGGTAAAATTCGTCTATTGAATACAATGACTGGCATGATCTACGCTGGTCTGATTCCGTACATACTCAAGTTCTGTAATACAAGAGAATATCACGTTACAATCGACAAAGGTCTTGTGCCTAGTAATGTCGTTAACGATGACGCAGGAATGCAACTCGCAAAAGAGTTTAACTCTACGTTTGTTCCAAGAGACTATCAGAATGAAGCGGTTGTTCATGCACTGAGGAGTGAAAGAGCGTTGCTATTATCACCCACTGCATCTGGTAAGTCGTTCATTATATACTTGTTAACCCGCTTTCATATAGAATCCGCTAACAGAAAAGTGTTGATCGTTGTACCTACGACATCATTAGTAGAGCAAATGGCATCAGATTTCATCGAATACAACAATGGCAACGAGTTGTCAATACATAAAATTCGTGGTGGTATCGATAAGAATGTAGATGCTGATATCACTATTACGACTTGGCAATCTGTATACAAATTAAGAAAAGATTGGTTTGAGAAGTTCGATGTTGTCGTGGGAGATGAAGCGCATCTATTTAAAGCCAAGTCACTAACAAAAGTACTAGAAAAAATGCCTAGTTGTCAATATAGATATGGGTTTACTGGTACATTAGATGGCACTCAGACACATAAACTAGTACTTGAAGGTCTTTTTGGCTCAGTCTATGAAGTCACAAAGACAAAGAAGCTTATCGAAGATAACACCCTAGCAGACTTTGGTATCACTGCCATTGTATTGCAATACCCTGATGAAATTAGGAAGCTAAATAAAAATAAGACGTATCAAGAAGAAATTGACTGGATAGTGAGCAATGAATCAAGAAACAAATACATCAAAAATCTCGCACACAGCCTCGAGGGAAACACGCTCATCTTATTTCAGTTCGTTGAAAAACACGGCAAAGTACTACATCCAATGCTTGAGAAAGGTGACAAAACCGTACACTTTATCCATGGAGCTGTTAGTGCTGAAGATCGTGAAGCAGTTAGGCATTTGGTTGAGTCAAGCAATAATAATATTATTCTCGCTAGTTATGGTACTTTTAGCACTGGGGTTAATATTAAGCGTTTGGATAATATCGTATTTGCAAGCCCTTCTAAATCGAAGATTCGAAACTTACAGTCAATAGGTCGTGTACTACGTAAGAGTAGTGATAACTCTAAAGCAACACTATACGATATAGTAGATGATCTACAATGGAAGAGCAGTAAGAACTTTGCAACAAAACACTTTATGGAAAGAGTGAAAGTTTACAACGAAGAAGGTTTTGAGTTTCGTATATATAATGTTAACATAAAGGGAGATTAGATGCTTATTCATATCAAGATGAAATCAGGAGATGATCTTATTGCTACATTTGTGGCGAGTGACGAAAACGAAGTAACTATTGAAAATCCCATTCAAGTGAAGATACATCCCGTACACGGATTCTTTGCTAAAAGTTGGATGCTTCTTTCTGAGGCAAACAGCGTAGGCCTGTCACTTAATGATATCACATTTTGGGGAGAAGCAAACACTAAAGCTATCGAATACTACGACACGTTTGCTGAACGACTCACTGAACTGAAGAGTATGAGAGCCCAACATCAGACCCGAGAAGAGACGATTGACCAAATAGAAGAAGTTGAAGATGTACTAGTTGCTTACCTAGAGTCTAAAGATTCTATAAAGCATTAGTGTTTTAATATTCGTATAACTCAATTATACACTATTCCTCAGCCTTGTCAAGACATTTTTCAGTTATTTTTAAATAAAATTTTACTTGACAAACAAGGCTAAAAGGGTTATACTTGTACACAATAAGGAGTGAAAATGCATGGCAAAAAGAAATTACGTTAACAATCCAGAGTTTCTGGAAGCTATCATAGCATACAAAAAGCTATGCAGTGAAGCAGAAGATTCGGGAGATAAGAGACCGCAGATACCTAACTACATAGGTCAGTGTATCTATCAGATATCTACTAGGCTTGCATCTAAGCCCAATTTTTCTGGGTACTCATACAAAGATGAGATGATCAGCGATGGACTTGAGAATGCTATTCAAGCTTTGGGTAACTTTGACCCTAACAAGTCACACAATCCGTTTGCTTACTTCACTCAGATTATTTGGTATGCGTTTCTTCGGAGAATTGAGAAAGAGAAGAAGCAATTGTATATCAAACACAAGGTCACAGAGAATTCTGTGATGACAGGCACTGCTGTAGATCATGCCGAAGGTAGTGTAGATCGAAATGGCGAACCAGGTTACATCGATCTCAACAATGATTATATGACCGATTTTGTTCGTGGTTATGAGAAGAAGATGGACGACAAGAAAAAAGCCCAAGCCAAATCCAAGAAGGGCTTAGAGAAGTTCATCGATGAGGATAAAACAAAAGAGGAAACAGAATGAAGATTGCTATCCTAAATGATACACATTGGGGTGCGAGAAATGATAATGCCGCAATTGCTGAACATCAGATAAAGTTCTATAGGGAAGTTTTCTTCCCACATCTACGTGAAAATAACATCAAAACTATCTTTCACTTAGGCGATGTTACAGACCGGCGTAAGTATATTAATTTCGTTACTGCTAAGAACCTTGAAGATCATTTCATGAAAGTGTGTGCCGATGAAGGCATCGAAATGTATATGATTGCTGGCAACCATGATACTTACTTTAAGAATACTAACGATGTAAATAGTCTTAGACAGTTGTATGGCAATACAAGTCATAAAAATCTACATCTGTATTGGGAAAAGCCAGTTGAGTTAGACATGGACGGGTGTAAGATTATGCTTGCTCCTTGGCTATGTTCTGAGAACTATGCAGAGTCCATGAAAGCTATGGCTGATACGAAAGCGCAAATCTTGATGGGTCACTTTGAGATCACTGGCTATGAGATGGACAAAGGACATCTATGTGCTGATGGTATGGACCGTAGTACGTTTGCTAAGTTTGATTCAGTCTACTCTGGTCACTTTCATCAGCCATCTTCTATTGGTAACATATCCTATCTAGGTGCCCAGTATGAAATGACTTGGTCTGATCACGATCAAAAGCGTGGCTTCAGTGTATTCGATACTGACTCTCGCAAGATGGAATATATTCGTAATCCATTCAGTCTATTCCATAAGATCATGTATGATGATGTGGATATGACGATAGAAGATATTGCAAATCTTGACACTTCGAACTTGACAAACACCTTCATAAAGGTTATAGTAAGAAACAAGAGTAATCCATATATTTTCGATCTGTTCTTGGACAGACTGCAAGCCGCTGGACCTTGCGACATTAAGGTTGTCGAAGATCATATGAACTTAGATGTGATCGATGAGAGTGAACTGGTTGATGAAGCGCAAGATACGTTAACTATACTGAAGCAATACGTCCAGAACTTAGAGATTAGTACTGATAAAACTAAGATTGAAAAAGTTCTGCAAGAGTTACATAATGAGGCTATTAATTTATGATACTATTTGAAAAGGTTCGTTATAAGAACATTTTAAGTACTGGTAATACTTGGACAGAAGTTTTTTTAAACCGAAGCAAATCTACGTTGATCGTGGGCGAGAACGGAGCTGGTAAATCTACCATGCTTGATGCCCTCACGTTTGCATTGTACGGTAAGCCATTCAGAAAGATTAACAAGAATCAGTTAACTAATAGTGTGAACGGTAAAGGCTTAGAAGTAGAAGCATTCTTCAGTATCGGTGGCAATAGTTACGTAATTAAACGTGGCATTAAGCCAGTTAAATTTGAAGTGTGGAAGAATGACGAACTGTTGAACCAAGATGCGGCTGCCCGTGATTACCAGACATACTTAGAAGAGCAGATTCTAAAACTTAACTACAAGTCTTTTGGGCAAGTAGTGGTATTGGGTTCTAGTACGTTCATTCCGTTCATGCAGTTAAAAGCTGGTGAACGCAGAGATATCATTGAAGACTTGTTAGATATCCAAATCTTTACTACGATGAATACCTTACTTAAAGATAGGGTGTCTGAAAATAAAGCAGAGATTAGCGATATCAAGTATCAGATCGATTTGATTGAGAATAAAATAGATAGTGCTAAAACACATAATGCATCTATTCGGAAGATCAAAGAAACCGAAGTAGGTAAGCTTAAAGATAAGTTAAAAGAGCAAGTTGCATTTGTTGAAGAGCAACAAGGCATTATGGATAATCTCTTAGATGAAATCGAAGAACTAAATAGCAGTATCGGAGATAAAGCCGAACAGAAGAAAAAACTAGCAGAGTTTCAGGAGCTAAATCATGATCTCACAACTCGACTCAATAAGTTACGCAAGGACGTTGAGTTCTATCAGAACCACGACAACTGTCCAACCTGTAAACAAGGGATCGAACATGAATTCAAAGAAGAGACAATCGAATCCTCAAGAGCAACAGCAAAAGAAATCGAAGACGCAAAAGGGGAGATTGGACATAAGAGTCTAGCTGTTGAGACTAGACTAGAAGAGATTGACAAAGTTGAGGACATCATGTCTGAGAAGAATATCTCAGTAAGTGAACACCGAGCAAACGTCAAGATTGGTATGAATACTTGCAAGTCTATTAAGAAAGAACTTGATGGCGCACAGCAAGAAGTTGAAGAGATTGATACGTCTGATATCAAAAAACTTGAAAGTGATCTTGTTGACTATCATACAAATCAAAATGAACTTTTTGATCACAGAGAAATATTAAGCGTAGTTGCTTCTATGCTAAAAGATGGTGGCATCAAGACCCGAATTATTAAACAATATGTGCCTGTGATGAACAAGCTGATTAACAAATATCTATCTGCGATGGATTTCTTTGTTCAGTTTGAATTAGATGAGAACTTCAACGAAACGATCAAGTCTCGTTTTCGTGATGAGTTTTCCTATTCCTCTTTCTCAGAGGGCGAGAAGTTAAGAATTGACCTTGCACTTCTCTTTACATGGAGAGCCGTATCTAAGTTGCGGAACTCTGTGTCTACTAACTTGTTGATCATGGATGAAATTATGGATTCTTCTTTAGATAGTGCAGGAACTGAAGAGTTTCTAAAAATCATTGAAGAACTGACTGCTGACTCAAATATCTTTATTATCAGTCACAAAGGTGATCAACTATTTGACAAATTCCATAGCGTAATCAAATTCGAAAAGGTAAAAAACTTTAGTAGAATTGCAACAACATAGGAGAGTACATTGGCAATAGCAGATCGATTAGTTTCTTTAGAGATGAAACATAAGAACTTGCACGATAGAGTAGAAGCGGCTGAAGCAGAGAAGGCTCCAGACCACTATATATCTAATATGAAGCGAGAAAAGTTAGTACTTAAAGATGAAATTACTCAACTCAAAAAACAAGTGATTGAACAATTTAAATAGAAGGTGATTATATGATGAAAAAAGCGAAGCGTGTAGGATTTACGTGTAGTACATTTGACTTGTTACATGCTGGACATGTGATGATGTTACGTGAAGCAAAAGAGCAATGCGACCACTTAATATGTGGTCTCCAAATTGATCCTGCTTTGGATCGACCAGAGAAGAACTCGCCCATTCAATCTATTGTCGAGCGTTATACTCAACTACAGGCTGTGAAGTACGTAGATGAAATTGTAGTGTATTCTACCGAAACCGACTTAAAAGATATTCTTGAATTGTATCTTATAGATGTACGTATCTTGGGTCCAGAGTACAAAGATAAAGACTTTACTGGTAGAGATGTGTGCGACAAGCGCAACATAGAATTGTACTTTAACAATAGAGATCATCGATTTTCGTCTAGCAGTCTACGCACAAACGTAGTATGGGGTGAATCGGATATGGTAAATAAGAACAAGTAAGTCATGATAGAACGAATTTACATTCCCACTGTTCGAAGGTGTGATAACCAAATCACATATGAAAATCTTCCTAAAGAACTTCAGGCAAGGGTCATTATGGTAGTTGAGCCTGGTGAAAGGCATCTATACAACTACCCTTGCGAGTATCTTGAAATACCAGAAGAGATAGTTGGCAGTTGGACACAACTTGCACAAACCAGAGAGTTCATTCATAAACACGCTGGTGCTATAAAGTATTGCGTTGCCGATGACGATATAGTAATTAAGCGAAGAAATGCGAAATATTGGACTGGAGAGTCTAATATGGAATTGACAAAAAGAAATGCCACTCCAGAAGAAGCCTTAGAAATGTACGATACGATATCCACTTGGCTTGATGAAAAGTCTATAGGCATTGTTGGTCTTTCTGAAGCAGGTATACCACCGGCAGAAGTTGAGTACGAAGACACTAGAGATGTGTATTCTTACGTATTTTATGACGGAAGAATGATATCTAAAATCATTGATGAGATGGATATTTGTTCTTTAAGAATTGCTGAAGACGTTCTCTTTTTGTATGAAGCGATGTCTAGAGGCATCAACACTAGAAAGTCTACTGAATGGATGTTTGATAATAGAAGTCTAGTAGATAAAAAGTTATCAGACTCCCGTGAAGTTTGGTCTGGTATGTTTGATAGTGAAGAAGATAAGCCAGAAGATTTTTATCAAACCGAAGAACACTATGAAGCGTTAAGATACATACAGCGAAAATATCCATACGGAATGAAGATTTTTGAAAAGCATGGCAAAATGAAAAACGTCAAGTATTGGAAGAAAGTCTACAGACCAATAGTCGCTGATGGTGCCTCGCTTGAAGGATTTATGTGATTAAATTTGGTGTTGACAAATCCATAAATATCTGATATAGTGGTAATAATTTAATGGAGTACATATGACAGACAACACAAAACCTATGGTCGAAGAGAGTGCCAACTACGACAACTATATGAATGATGAGGCACGTAAGAACGATTCTTACAGCATTAGCTTAGACAAATTTTTCGATGAGCCTATGCCAGATAAACTTGTTGATGCTACTAAAGTTAAAAAGACTGTACAGAATGATGTATGGAAATCAATCTACGTCCACTTTAGAACACAAGACGATATGGTAGATTTCTGTACTAAGATCAATCAGATGATTCCAGGATACGTAAAAGAAACTTACTATCCATTAGAAGATCGTGCAGTGTCTTTGTTTAAAGATATAGAAGAAGAGCCTGTTGCGATTGATGCTAATCTACTTGTTCCCGAATATAATGGACCAGGATTTAGTAAAATAAAACCTGTCGAATCAAGCTGGACAAAGCACTGGGTTGGTATGCCAGAATTCACTCAAAATGATAAAGTGAAGTTCAGAGCAATCACTATGCATTTTAGATGTGAGGCTGACTATAAAGAGTTCTCGCAAAAAATTAGTCAAGAGATTACTGAGAAGACCAAAAGCATTTGGCATCCCGAACAGCATATCACAAAGAACTTGTTGTTACGTTGGATTCAGCCAGAGGGCAGAACGTTGCCTAGACATCCTATGTACATCGTATCTAAAGGTCGAGCAGACTCAATGTTTACCTCTAGGTCACTATCTCGTATGCAGATTCCACATTACATTGTGATTGAACCTCAAGACTTAGATAGTTACGATAAAGCACTTGATGTATTCAAAATGAGAGATTATGTGACGCTTCTAGTTGCACCTTTCTCCAATCACGGAGATGGTCCTGGTCGTGCTAGAAACTGGGCATGGGATCATTCGATCAGTATCGGTGCCACAAGCCACTGGGTACTTGATGATAACATCTCAGATTTTTACAGACTACACAATAATGAGCGAATTAGATTTGAGAGTGGTGTAGGCTTTCAAGTTATGGAAGACTTTGTAGATAGGTATGATAATGTTTATATTTCTGGTCCACAGTATCGATTCTTTATTGACCCGAATCAGAGTTATCCTGCTTTCGTTGCCAACACTCGTATATATTCTACTCTTCTTATTCGGAATGATTGTAAGCATAGATGGCGTGG